GAGAGCCGTGCGAGTTGTTGCTGGTCACGAACGAGCATCTAATTCTGCCCGCCAGGGTACGAGTCGCGCTCCTAATCTTGAAAGACTCATTCAAAGATTAAATTTGAAATCTAGAAAACGAAAAGCTAATAATAATTTAAATAATACTAGAACTAAAAAATCGAGATCCAGTTAAAAATGTAATTGTCAAATAAAAAAATGATCAAAGACCTTGCAGTTGACATCTGGACCTCGCTCGGTCCTGGCTATTCCGAATCCGTATACCATTGCGCATTCGAAGTCGCCCTTAGGAAACACGGTCTGTCCTACGAGACTGAGCGCATCATCCCAGTCTATTACGACGGTCAAAACGTCGGACACGTCCGGGCCGACCTCATAATAGATCGGGCAACAGTGGTCGAGCTCAAGTCTGTGAGTAAGCTGAATGAAACTCACAGAATTCAGGTTAAAAATTACATGAAACTTTTGGGGATCGACCGCGGCGTGCTCATCAATTTTCCGGATCGTCATTCTGAAAATCCGGAAGTTGAAGAGTGGTGATATGTCAAAACCTTAGTTCTAAATCACATTGTTTTATAATATTCCCAGGATAATTCTTTACAGATTCCCTTCCAAATCTGATCCTGAATGTACAACTTTTCCTTTGATTTCAGGAGCGGAAAACATTCGAGATACCTGTCCTCCCCCAAGAGTTCGCAGAGTTTGTACAGAACGTATGAGTAACTCAGAAAGTTTTTTCGGTTCGCCGGTTTGTGCTTCTCGAACGGTTCTTGAATTTTGTGAAACATGAGACGCAATTTGTCTTCGAGCGATTGAGGCATTGTCGGAGGCTGAATCCCGCTGATGATGGTTGCGATGTACGGCGCGTGCTCATAGTACTTGTTCTTGTCGAGCTTCTTTAAAAGTCCGCGAACCTTTTCGTGGGTAATCTCGCCTACATTCTTAATCTTCTGTTTCTTGAATTCCGAACGAAGCTGATTGATGAGTTCATCCGGGACGCTCGTGGATTCCTTTGCCTGAAATTGACTAATCCATTCGTTGAAATGATTTTCGCGTTTGTACGAATAGACAATGTGCTTTTCAGTCTCTTGCTCTTCTTTGAACCCGAGGGCATCCCCCTGGAACCGTTCGGCCCGTCCACATTCCATGCAAACCTCATCCGACGAAACCTGATCCAACATTTTGGTAAAAATCTTCCCACACCCTTTACACGGTAAATCATAATCTTGTCCCTGAATGTAATCATTTGGATCGTACTCTCCTTCAATTTCATTCATGTACTTTTTGAAAATGTCTTTACGTTGCGTCTTTTTGCGAACCTTGAATTGGACCCCGAGCGCCGTGTGAGACGTCTCAGTCTCTTCAGCATCTTCGGTATATTCCTTTATCAACGAAAAACACGAAAGAAGATAGTCTGCAATTTCTTCATCCGTCTTACATTCTTGCAACTTATTTTCGTACCTTGCCTCCATAATTTGTCAACGCATAAAAACTTTATGGGGAAATATTTGGCGCCAAAAAGAATTTCAAATCTCCTAAATTTGCAATTGTGTACCTGAAAATTATAGGCATGTCTGGATTTTTCGAGTTTTGCATAAATTGAATGCTCGAACACATGTTTGTCGCCTTTGTGTACAGACTAATGTACTTGAGGCTAAATGCTCCCCCGGTACGATCACACGGAGGCACGTCTGGATACTTGATTATCGTCTTTTGTTCTGCAAAATCACCCGAACAGCTCAGTTCGAGTTCGTGTCCCTGGCGCCAAATCATCATTTCGTTTCCGAGATTCGACATGTCCCGGACAAACCTCTGAAAGTCGATGCTTTGCATGGTCGTAATGACATTCATCTCAATGTCTGGAAATTCAATCATGTCCTCATTAATGTCCAAAAGTTTCAATTTAAAATGGGTAATTGAATTCTTGTCCTGATTCTCAATTGTAAATTCCATGATATCTCGCCCCTCGGCCGAAATGGTCAGCGTGTCGGACGACGTGACCGACTTGAGAAGTTTGTGCACGTTTGCCATGTTGAGCCCAGCAATAATCTCTTCGGGACAATCATACTCTTCGAAATTTTCAGCCAAAAGATTCATCTGGACAAGAGTCACTCGGGCCGTGTCGAGCGTCAGAATTTTTATACCTTCGGCGGTAAAATACACATTGACGTCGTTAATTATATCTTTGAGAACCTCAAAAACTGATTTCATAGCGGACGCCTGGATAGTCTTTACCCTCATTGCTTCATGTAAGAAAGAATTCTTTAAGTCCTCGATGCGAGTGCGTCAGTCACTGATCTTGAAATTCGTTCTTCAATCTCAGGGGTGATTTCTGGTTGGAGAGACTCTCCGTACCTGTCGAGTTCAAACATTGTGGGGTGACATTCGGAACCATCGAGGTTTGAGCAAAAATCTGGGGTTGTGTCCCAAGACACAAATTCTACAGGAACCATGGATTCGAGCCAGTTTTTCACCTCCCGTCCGACGTGCATGGTTCCTTCGTTTGTGACGAGCGTAGGGGTTCGAGTAATTTGTTTTGATGGAATTCCGTGAGTTACAATGTTGTGAAACCTGACGATGCTTGTAAGGACGGGCTGAGATTTAATGTAGTTTATGATATCGAGAGAATGTTTACATCTGTCAGAAAACACGAGAAGTGCCATTGATCGTAATCAATCTTTTTCATCACAAATATTTTCGCACCACTTACTAATGGAGTCGGACCTTGTGTTTCTGTTGCTCCTTGGGTTGATTATTTTTTTCATATTCAATTCGACCGCTCCTGCTATTCGCGTTCCATCGACGCTTCTTCAGCCTGCAACGTCGACGGCGGTCTATGATGGAACGGCGGTTCCGTTGGAAGTTGTTCAGGCGGTTATAGAAAAATTCCAATCGACCCAAGAAGACATGGTCCCGCTCGAGACGCTCTTTTTTACTCCAGTCGGTGACGGAAAATACAATGCACGCCTCATGTTCCTAAACACTCGGCATTTCTTTGGGCAACAGTTTGACATCAATGCATCCATAGACGATTCGGGCGCCGTGAAGATTCTGAATACCGAAACGACATCGGACCCTGTATCGTACGTGGGTGCCTACATGCCAGATTCGTACCAGAGTTTTTCGACAGTCCAGGATTCAATCGATGCTCAGCTCAAGAATGCACTGACTGCTTCTCGGAGCAACACCTTTCCGATCCAGTTGACGGAATCATTTAAAACCTCATTTGAAAGTCAACTTTCCAATAATGACTTGTTGACTCGCGCTTCGGTCAGTAGCTAAAAGATGAATTTCTAATGTAGGAATGCACGCCAGAGAAGTTGTAAAGTTGGAAAAAAAGAGGAATGACGTGAAAAAAGAGACGTACAAGGCGCTGCTCGAACAATTCTCTCGAAAAATCAAAACATCATCTGATTTGGGAAATCGAGACTGCATCCTGCGCGTTCCTCCGTTTGTCGTCGGCTATCCTCGGTACGACATTGCCAGGGCCGTCCTGTACATGTGTCGTCAACTCGAGCGTCTCGGGTACACTGTCAATCTGGTGGGTCCATTTGACATTAAAGTCGAGTGGCACAAGAAACCAGAGCCGACGGTTGACCAGGAAATTGAAACACCCGACATGTATTTCCCGAGCCTTGTCAATTTACACAAGGCTGCGGGGAAAATTCGAGTACAAAAAAAGGGGCACTAATTACAATGGATCTTCTGAATGAATCTGAACGGCGATTCACAAAAAAGCTCTGTCAAGCAATGATTCCGGTCATGATTGAAGTTTTTTGGGAAATTTGGCTCGAGGCCAAGAAGGTTTCTCAGGGCAAAAACATGACCAGGATTTTTCAGGAACTTTTGAGAGATGTAAAAACATGGAATTCATCAATTTCCAACAAGAATACGGATGCAATTATAAAATCAAACGCACTCTTTCCACGGCTCGTAGCTGCAGTCTTTGTCATTCAAGTGAAGATTCTGAGTGCAATTCGGACAGACAAGAAATCAAAAAAGATTTGCATCAAACTTCCTGCAAATGATGTATTTGTTCAACGGTGCTACGAAAGTTGTGCCCGTAATTTGTACGACGATCCAATAATAATTACTGAAAATACAACTGATGAAATTCGTAAAAAGGAACTCTTCAAAAGGTTTTCAGATGAAATTGCAGATGTCATTGAAGAGCTCGTTCCGACGGCCGAAATTCTCGAAACGTACCTGTCAATGCCAGATTCTCGTGACATTGATTTCAACGAAGAAGATGAACAAGAGCTTGAGCCGGAACCAGAACCAGAGGCGGAGGCGGAACCAGAGTCTGGAAATATGGAATTTGGAAAAACTCCGGAAGGGGTCGACACGACCGTAACTGTCAACAACACGTTGACTCCACCAAATGTTCCAGGAGGAACCCCTCAACCAGATGAGAACTTGTTTGACGATGCACCACCGGGTGTTCCCAGGCGTATAAATAAAATTGGATAGTATCAATGGATCAACTTCTCAGAGAACCTGTGAATGCCGCAATTGCAGCTGCTGCAATTACAGTCGGCTATGTATACATTAAAAATTCAATGAATGGAGGTGAAAAATTGAAAAATTCCGACTATTTCAAGCCTGCATTTCTTGTCGCCATCCTCGTCTATTTCTTGACAAGCAAAGCACACGGCACACACGAATCTCGAATGACTGAACCTTTCTAACTTAAGGAATACACATTTAATCCAATTACAATGACGACCGTAAAGGCTTTTAATGACATGATGGGCCAATTTCTCGACGACATTCTATCTGTATGGGGGGATGACCTTGCGCTCCACGTCGCAAAGGCTGAGCACAAAGATGGGCCCGAGGCGTACCAGACGTTCATGAAGGAGGTTTCTCCATTTGCTCAGAAGCTCATGTCAAAAGATCCATCATTCTTTTGTGAGGAGAATGAGTTTGCAAAGAAGCTCTATCTTCACAAGCACTGGTACGAGGAGAGTTGCACGGAACAGAACAAGGCGGCAATTTGGCAGTGGCTTTCGTCTCTGTACATGATTGCGATGACGCTCAATATGTTTCCACCAGATGCGCTGTCTCAGATTGAGGCGGTCGCCGAGCAGTGCGCCAAGAATATGAAAATGGGCGGCGACGTCGACATGATGTCAGGAATGAACAGTATGCTCAGCACGATGATGTCTGGGAATGGTCCTCTTGCCGGACTCCTATCTCCTCCCCAGACGCCCCGTCCAAAGAAAAAGGGCAGTAAAAAATCTCGCTAGACTATAGGATGGAACTTTTCAAATCTGATCAGCTTCTTAATTTTTGGCCAACTTATAAACAAACATCGAAAGAGCGTATGCTTGCAACTGCCCGGTTTGTAATTTATGCTTCTCTGATTGTGTACTTTATCCAGCGCGATTCCAGGGTGTTTGCTTTGGCCATTCTCGTTCTCTGTGTTTTGTATTATCTCGATAAAAATAACATGATTGTCGATCCTAAAAAAATAATTTCGAGCGGGGCCCAGCGTCCCGGTGTCACTCTTCCGACGCGAGACAACCCGATGGCGAACGTTCTCATGACGGACTATGTAGATGATCCCGATCGTCCTTCAGCTGCATGGTATCCGAGCGTTCGCGGAGAAGTTCAGCAGCAGTGGAGCGACATTCATCCATTTGAGCGGATTCGTGATGCCGAACGGAATTTATACACAATGCCCGTGTCTACAATTCCAGGCGACCAAACTGGATTTGCGGAGGCTTCATTTGGCAAAAAGTTTTCTCCAATGTGCAAAGACCAGGGTGGTCTTGCATGCGATCCAGACAATTTCAATTTCCACTTCCCAGAAACTACTCAACTGCGAGGCGGCCGGGGAGGAAACGGAGCGGGCGGCTCCAAATAATTTAAGAGGCTATAGTAATGTCGAAACCTCTGACGACAGTTCCAAATGTTCTTGAAAAAGGTGTCTGGCAGGGACCTGCCCAGATTACGATGGAGGACATTGGAGTTGTCACCAGCGAGCTCGTCCCAGAACCCACAACGTCATGGAGGAAAGACATGACCGAGCGGCCATACGATTTCCCAAATAATTATTATGACACACAAGCTGTCCCCATCCAGTGGATGCAGTGGGATCCTCGGAGCACATTTGCAGATGATCAGAACAACCGCTTCAGCCAACGATATCTGCAAAAGAAATAATCTAAAGGAATACTATAATGGACCCACTTGCAATTGCAGCAATTGTCGGTCTTGTGTTTGCAGGTAAAAAATTGAGCGAAAGGAACCCAGATTCGATCGTTCAATCTCCCCCGCCGACAACCACTCGATCAATTACCCGTCGTGACATTGACCTCATGTCAAACTCACGCGATCACGCCAAGGATGCTTTTGATTTGAAAAATACAAATCCAGATCTCGGACGGCGTGTCGGCGACTGGCGTCTCCAGCCGAAGGATGCCGTTCCTTCGCTCCAAGACACGAAGATGGATACACGGGTCTTTCCGCATGGCCAGCCAGTCTACAACCTGTATGAGCGCGAATACATCACGAACAAGATGAATAATGTTCAACCAATTGAACGGATTAACGTCGGCCCTGGCCTTGGGTACGGTTCAAATGTTGCGGCAGCGGGCGGCTTTCATCAATTTTTCCGTGCTCTCCCCACAAATATCAACGAAGAGAAGCTTACTGGTCTCGAGGGCCGTGACGGTCCTCCTTCATTCTTTGTGCCGAATGGTGGGCCCGTTCCTCTCGGTCTCGTCAGCCACGAGGCGAAGGAATCCAAGACGCAGACGCATGATCCCGTTCAGAGCCGTGCCGAAGGCCAAGGTGGCGCAATTACAAAGCCCGAAAAACGCCCAGACTTTACCAAGACTGCACGGTCAACCATTCGTCAACAGACTGGTCTCCGAATCGACACGCTGAGCGACGGTCCAGGTCAATTTAACGTGTACCAGCCATACGCAGAAGGTGGCGAAAATGCGTACACGAATAAGAGTATCACGCGATCGAGCGGGTTCCGATCTCAAGAGGATCGGTCAGGGAACGCAGGTCGTATGAATGTTCGAAACGATCCAGTCAATGCGGGTGGTGCAATGACCCAACTTCGGGCCGAAACAACTCCATTTGAACCAGGGCCAGTAAATGCCACCACAGGCGGGCGTGTCCAGCAATATGTCGACGCACGATTCCATCGTTTCAACGAGAAGAAATCGAACCAAAATCCATATGCAACTCCCCATGCCCTTGACGTTGCCATCCAGGCTCTCGAATCGAATCCTGTTGCTTTGCCCCCGCTCGCTGCTGTATAAAAAAATGTAAGAGCAATGATAAATGAGTGGTGGTGTTGTGAAACTCGTGGCAACGGGCGAACAGGACATGTGGCTTACCGGCAAGCCCGAAATTTCATTTTACCGGTCGACATATCGTAAATATACTCACTATGCAAACTCGGTCGAGCGCCAGATTATTCAGGGCGCCCCAGCAGCAGGTGGTATTTCTACGATCCGTTTCGAGAAGAAGGGCGATCTTCTCAGTTATGTGTCCTTTACTGCAACTGACACCAACGGTGCCGTCATTACAAATCTCGATTGGACCCAGGTGTTTGACAAGTTTGAGCTGCTCATTGGCGGCCAGGTTATCGACACCCAGGACATTGAGTACATGACGGACATTGAGCCAGTCACAGGTGCCCAGACATATAGCCAGCGTCTCTTGAACCTCACCTCTGCAACTGTCAATAACCAAAAGGCTACATTCCTTCCTCTCAAGTTTTTCTTTTGCAAAGATTGGTCAGTTTGCCTGCCCCTCATTGCTCTCCAGTACCACGATGTCGAAATTCGCATCACGTGGTCAACCTACCTGAACAACAGCATCAACGTGAACGTAGGAAGCTCGACCACGTCTCCGTACCTGAGTTCGACGATCGTTCCAACTGCTTTTACAAATGTGTACACCGACACGGTCTATTCTTCAAACGTCGCAAACGTGTACCTTTCACAGACGACTGGTCCCATATTCCCAGGCATGATTCTGGCAAATGTTTCATCTTCGAACGTGTACTCGAATCTTGCAGTTATTCAGTCTATTTCTTATAGCAATATAGCCGGCTCGGTCGATGGCTACTATTCAAATGTTGTCGTCGCCTTTTCTAACGCCGCTGCAAGCAATATTTCTGGCACCGTATTTGCCGGTCAGCTTGCAGGGATTGCACCAGTTGCATCTGCCCAGATTCTTTCAGGAACCTCCGGGGCCACCTTTACTCTAGGAGGTGTTTCGAGCACATCCGCCGGAACCATAGCCGTCGGTCAGTACGTCATAGGTCTTCCAGCTTTAGGCCCAGTGACTGTGACCGCATGGAACTCAACGACATCTTCCCTGACGGTCAGCGTTTCATCTCCGAGCGTAATTCTTGGAACAACCATTTCGTTCGTAAACAATCTCGGGACCGTGACGTACTCAAATCCGGCCTATACCTCTCTACAGTATCAGTGCTGGTCAAATTTCGTGTATCTCGACCAGATGGAGCGCGACTGGTTCGCCAAGTCGACCCACGACCTTCTGATTACCCAGGTTCAGAGGGCAATCATCGGCACGAACCCGACCCAGGAGTTTGCATTTGCCCAGCCTATTAAATTCCTTGCATTCCCATCCATTAATTATTCCCAGCTTTACAGCAACGGTACCAATTCTACATCTTCTTCAAATTACCAGTTCAAGACCCAGATTAACGGCGTGGATGTCGGCGAGTCGCGCGGTCTTCCCCACTGGGTCGATGTTCCCCAATACTACAACACTCCTTACGGATACATGCACGGCAACACAACTGCAAACGTCGCAGTCATTTCGTACTGCCTCGACACGTCCAAGCTCCAGCCGACCGGTACGCTCAACTTTTCTCGGCTCGACACGTTCCGCATAGTTACTCCCCCAGTTCTTACAAACGGCGTGCTCAGCTTGTGCCCCACGATCAAGTACCCAACAACCTACCTGTACGCAGTCAACTATAACGTTCTCAGGATCCAGAACGGAACCGGTGGAATTTTGTATGCATCATAAAGGATGCACTGGATATTTTGGTCATTTATAGCATGTCTCGTCTTTTTGTCCACATATGATCCCAGACGGGGAAAACTTGATAAATTTTTTACTGCCGAAATGATAGATGATAACCAGAGAACGCCACAAAGCAATGGCAATCCCGGTGAGCGTGATTAACGACGTACGACATTTTCTCCTTGTTCGAGATCGACGATACAAGGAATGGACATTTGTCACGGGCGGGTGTCGCCGACGCGAAGTTTTCAACCCGCTCCATTGCGCGGTACGAGAACTCGAAGAAGAAACACGTGGAACTATAAATTTAAAGAAGGGGTCCTACTCCTATTTTAAATTTGTTACGAATACTCCTGAACAGCGAGACATTGACGACGGCGTCAACGTCCACAACACATATCACGTGTACATTTTCGATCTTCCAATGACTGAATGGGATCATTCTTCAGTCATTCAACAATTTACAAATGAAAAAAACAAAATGGAGTCGTGCCGAGTTCCGTATCGCATAAACTATGATGAAAACGACGAGTGTTCATTCGAGACGCTCGATGCAATCGGAAAGCGGCCAAACATCTGGCCGATGATTAGAAAACACGTCCTAGAAAATCCAGATTTTCAGCATGCCCTTGTGGCGAATAAAACGAGTTTTAATTTGTCTCGAGATGATAAATGACTCGAACAAAGCTTGAGCTTGCTACAATTCTTGCAAATTTGAGAAAGGATGACTCTGACCCAGAAAAACTTGCAAAGGAAATGACACTCAGACGGCTCTGCTTTGAAATTGAAAAGTTGCAAGAAAACTCAACTCATTCATTTTGGTCATTTTTGACGCACGATAGTTCAGATGACGAAGAATAAAGAAATGGCAAGCATGGAAATGAATGGTAAAACGATGGATGGTCCCACACGGACCCATGACACACGTCCTTATGGATGGCGGTATTCTCTGTGTTCCCCCCGAAGAGACGAATGAATTCTTCCGGGAGTACATTCAGACGATTAAATCAGGTCAAAAACTGTATGTCGTTGAACAAAAGACGTCGAGGTTCAAGTTTTTCATTGATTTTGATTACAAAGATCCGGAAAAATTGAGCGACGCTGACATTATGCAGTTTTGCTCTATTATTCATTCCGCAACCGGGAGTTTTTCAGATTGTCTCATTGCCCGAACGAAACATCGGCCAGTCAAGGAGGGAATAAAAACTGGCGTCCACATTCACTGGCCAGACCTCGTCGTCGATCGAGCAGAGGCTCTCAAAATGAGGTCAAAGATTATTCTTGCGCTCGGCGATGGACCATGGGAGACGATCATCGATCCTATGGTCTACGGAGGATCGGGGCTCCGAATGTTGTGGTCCCACAAAAAGCCGTCAGGTGATCCCTACATTCCATGGAGATCAATTCACGGGAGAGAATTTTCAAAAGAACCAGATGCCGAAATTCTTAGCCTCTTTTCAGTCCGTGTCAACGGG